TCTAAGAGCTAAATATAAAAAGCTGAGCCGTGTAGTCTCTAGGCGTTTTGGTTAGCACTTGAGACAAGGTTTTGGTCATTTAAGTCGATGACCCAATGGGAACTACGGATCCCAAGCCTTGAGGACTCTGGTTCTCAAGCCGAATACAATTTATACGATTCCGATCGCCAGTTATAGTCAGGGTGACTGAGCAAGAATTAGACTTCTCTGGGAGGGACATCGTCCCACCATCCAGAAGTATTCACCAAGTCTACGATTTCGTCGCGATTGGGATGATGTCTGAATTCATGCTCAAATTGAAAGTACCGAGCAACAGCATCGGAAAAAGTTTGCGGAAGAACACGTAACATATTATTCAATTGTTTGTCAACATTCACGGGATAGCCAATATGGCCATCAAACCTAGTTGAACAAAACTCAAAATTTTTGTAGGAAACCTGAGTATACATCTTGACCGTTTTGCCAAGAAGAGAATACAAATATGGAGCGTTTTCCACATATGTTTCGACACCATCATCTCCCATGAAAATTCCCCAAGGGGGCTTTCCAGAGGAGAGAGCTACATGATAAGAATCCATAGCCCTCGCAGAAGTATTCGACGAGGCAGTGTTATACCAACCTGAGGGCATAATGCCGCACTCAAGCTGTTGAAACATTCTTCCATCACTCAAAGTAAAAACCTTAAGAGACATACAATGCCAATGAGCAGAAGCAATGCGATCCCAGACCGTACCGTGAGAGAAATTTAAATTTCTTCTCCTTTCCAAGTCTTCGTCAAAGTTGTATTTTTGGAAACTAAAGTCCCAACCCTGAACATCTACTTCTGCGAGCTCGGCTTTGAGAGCGCCCATCAAAACAGAATGATTTATCTTAATCAATCCGTCATCATCTAGGCCCAAACCGCTTTTACACGGTATGGCAGACCAAACTGATTTCTCAGCGTGATTCTGGTTCTCAGACAAGAGACGTGAAATAACATTATCAACTAAACTAACAGAAAATATAAGCCGTAGCCTACCTTCTTCCAATTTAGAGAGCTTATGAGGCTCATTCTTGATAAAAACTTTCACAACATCTACTAAACCTTTTCTAACCAAATCCCAAGCTGAATCACTACTATTAATTTCGTAATTCATAAGAAGATTCAGTCTCTCTTCTACACATCTTATAATTAGATCCATGTAGTGGGATATGAGAGACTGATTGTCGGGCATTAGAGTGTTAAAAGGAAATCCTGGAGTGGATTTTCCTTCAACACAGTGTTGGAGCACATAACGTATTCCAACGTCCTCTTCCTTAAGCTTAGGGCATCCTCGCGAGAATGGCCTCTCAAAGCCTGTTGGTATTTTCGAGTATGGCAGATTTTGTTGTAGAGTTTCTCTTGCTTTCTGGTAATTTGCAACCTTGACAGGTCTGAATCTATTACACTGTAACAGTAAAGATCTAAACTCTGCTGCTGCGTCGCGGGGGGGATAGTCCCACTCTGCAAGCGTCTTTCGGACGGAACAAGCTGCTCTAAACGACGGCGGATCGCTTGTAGTTCTTCTTCCATACGAAGAGTTTGCGCATTTACCAATTTCTTGGAGTCCAATTCCATCTTTGAAGGTTTGCCCTTCTTGGATTTTATAGCCTCCGCATTGCCAGAGGAACGAGAGTGCCGGATTTTCTTCTTTGCAGAAGAGCGGTTCAGAACTCCAGAGATATTCTTCTTTGGGTTTCTTGAACCATTTTCTTGCTGCGCAGAGGAGTTTCCAACACCCTTTTCCTTCGCAACTATATTTTGTACAGGTGACGTTGCTATCACCTGACCAAGAAAATCCGATTCATACCTGAGGTCTAAATCCCACAAATCGTCATCATACCAGTTATCCATACCGGTATCGAAAGATACTTTAATATCCCGGTTATAATTTTCAATAGCATAACCCTTGCTACCTACTCTATAATAACTCTTTTGTGTTTTAGTTCCCACAGGAAAATCTCTAACAAAGATATTCTTGTTGGCGTGTTCGTTATCACTTTCCTTCGAGTTTGTTTCCAGCCAGAAACAGGAAGTTCCAAAGTTTTCACCTTTGAGAACGTCAGCGCCTGTATGTATGCCAACAACTGCGCCATCCTGAAATATGGGAGTTCCGGAAAAACCACTCTTGGTAGAACATTTGTGGTTAAAGATAAAGGCTTTATCAGTTTGATGTACTGATCCATAGGTTATTTGAACCTCTCCTTCTGAATAGCCATGGAGTGAAACCATCTTAAATGGATTCAAAAC